GCAGGTGTAGTAGATCCAATACCAACATTTCCATTAGTTACTTTTAGACCACCAGTTATACCAGTATTTAATAATGTTGTAACATCACTATCTGTGTAACCAGAAACAGGTGTTATAAATGATAAAACACCGTTTTCGTCTGTTGATAATACTTGATCAGCTGTACCAAGACTATCGGGAAGTGTTAATGTATATGAAGCACTTGCGGAATGAGGTGGTCCTTTTATTTTTATACCATGTGAATTATTCCCACAATTTAATTTAATAGAACCTGATCCACGCGTTGTATTACCTTTTATAACAAAATCACCATTGCCACCTGCATCAATATTTATATTTTTATCAGTTCTAGATACAATATCTTTTTCATTTACATCTAAATTAGCCCCCAAACTATCTATAGAATATTCTTGAGAATATAAATATCTAATTATTACTATACCGGAACCACCATTACCACCTACTGCCGTGTGGGCGCTGGCTACATATGGGACGTTCCCAGCACCACCGCCGCCACCTCCAAGATTATTTATACCATTTCCACCACTTCCTTGCGAACGACCGACACCACCTCCACCTTGGCCTCCACCTCCTCCTCCTCCTCCTCCTCCACCTCCTCCTCCTCCTCCAGCATAATATATATTTGTTCCTGTTATATCTATTTCTCTACCAATACCACCAATACCAGCAATATACCCAGCAGCAGTCGGCTGGTAGGTTGTGTAGCCGCCCGCGCCGCCTGCCCCACCTCCACCTCCACCCCCGGAACTTGTGGAGCTCCATATTGCAGAGCCGCCACCATAACCCTGTCCTGGTGTATGTATATTGTCGGGATGCCTATATCCGTTCCCCCCTGCTAAACCACCACTACTACCGCCTATAGTACGCGGGTAACCTGTCAAAGGACCACCACCTCCTCCTCCTCCTCCAATCGCTTCATATATAGTATTTCCATCGCCATCTTTTATTATAGAATTATTACCTTTTGCACCGGGTGTAGACGAACTTCCCCATGAGCCCCCATTTCCTCCTTTACCTACAAATATTTTATAAGCACCATTCAATTGTACTCCAGTTACATAAATTAAACCACCGCCGCCTCCTCCGCCACCTCCGCGAATTGCAAGTTCTACATCTGATCTTTTGCTACCACCTCCACCACCGCCACCAATTATTAATATATCACACTCGGTATTACTGTGAAATGTTATATTGTATTCTGTTTCATTTTCACCAGTATTTTGAAATTCTATATATTTGTAACCATTATCTATAGTATGAGTTGTTACACTTTCAATAATTGATGGGTTTTCATTTATTTGTTTCAACAAATTTCCTTTAAATATTAAATCATTTTTTGATACTATTCCACCAGTTATACCAGTATTTAATAAACTTGTAACATTAGTATCAGTATATGATGTAAATGCGGCACCACCTTGTGTTAAATTACCACTAAAATTAATATCACCAGTTACATCTAAATTATATTCTGGATTATTATTGAAAATACCAACATTACCCGTTGGATCAATTGTAAATAATCTAGTTGTAGTATTAAATATTTGAAGGATATCATTATCATCATTTTTATGATCAATTATTAATGAAGGACCATCGCCTTCTGTATTATTAATTTGCAAATTTTCTGTTTCATATGTTGTAGTTGTAATTTGAGTAGAAGAACCAGTTACATTAAGATCAGTAACAGTTAATTGACCTGTAATAGTTAAATCACTATTTAATTTAATATTAGCAGATTCAATAATTTCAATGTTAGAAGTTTTAGATTCGATATTAAGAATATAATTTGATATATTATTTAAAACATCACTATTAATAGCATTTATAGCATTAATTTTAGGATAACCTAAAATATCATAAGTAATTGTTATAGATTCGCCAGCGTTTATAGGAGCAATAGCATTTGCAATCCCAATGGGTCCTCTTAATCCACGATCCCCCTTTTCACCCTGCGGACCAGGTTGTCCTTCAACACCCTGAATACCTTGCTCGCCCTTTTCACCTTTTTCCCCAATGAGACCTTGAATTCCCTGAAAACCCCTTGGACCATTTGGAATTAATATATCAATACTTGAGATTGAAGGATCTCCAATTTTACTTAATTCTATTGTTTTGTTATAATTATAAAATTTTATTTCACCAATACTATCACCTTTTTCACCACGTGGTCCAATAATACTACCTGTTGTAAAATTCAATTCTTCGGTAGTACCTAAAAATGTTATTTTACCACTCAATACATTATAATAAGCACCTGTATAACCATCGCCTTTTTGCCCTCTTATATCGTTTGTTGTAAATTCTAATCCATCATCGCTATTAAATGTAATAGTGCCATTTGTATTATCATAATAACTAGTAGTAAATCCTTTGCCTGTATTACCTTTAATACCTTGATCCCCCTTTTCACCTTTATCACCTTTATCACCTTTTAAACCACGGGGACCCGGAGTGCCATCATTACCAATATTCGCAATATCATCACGAGTTAAAAAACTTGAACCACCAGTAATATTAAGAGTACTAATATTTAACTTACCATTAATAGTTAAATCAGAATCTAAATAAATATTACCATTATTAATAATACTTATATTTGAAGTTTTACTTTCAATATTATTTAAATAATTTGAAATATTATCTAATTTAATATTGTTATCATCAATATCAGTATTTAATAACCAATATAATTCATTATAATTAGAAATTGATAAAACATATTTATTTAGAGTATTAACTGTATTAATATTATTATTTGGTAAAATATAACTTATATTGCTAATTAAATTTTCTGATGAATATAATGTTATTTTATTATTATTATTATTATTAATAGATATATAATCAGTATTAATTCCATTATTAACAAATAGTGAGTGATTTATATTATTTAAAATTTTTTCATTTTCAATTTCTTCAATAAATAAGGCTGATTGATCATAAAAATCATTACTTATATCAGTAATATACGAATATTTAATTGGTATTTCATTTAGATAAGTAGGTGTTATTTCATTATTTGTATAAAGAGGTATAATTTTAACAATATTAAATTTTGTCTGTATTTCACTATTTCTTATACTTTGTAAATATTTATTATCAGTATTACTAGTAATATTAAAAATAATACTTGATTCAAATGTATTACTTGTTAAATTAACAGATAGATTTTGTAATTTCAGATTATTATAATAAATATTAGAAGTTTCGCTTTCAATAATATTATTAATAGTATTATAATCATCAAACCCTATACCAATATTTGTAAAATTATCATTGCCGATAAATAGATTATTGTGATTATATGTAATATTATTTTTACTAAAAGAATTATTAATATTTTTAATAATTGTATTATCTATATTTAAACATAAATTTTCATTATATTCTATATCGTTCCCAATACATATTAAATTATTTTCAGATAAACTATTAAAATTATTATAATTACCGATAATAATTGAATTATTTAATTGATCTGCTATATTATTGTTACCAATTATATTATTACACGATATAGGTATATTTAAACTTGAATTAATATTTGACAAAATAATATTAGAAGCACCTAAAATATTATTATATATAGAATCGGAATTAAAAATATTGGAATAACCTATTGATATAATATTATTAATATTAGAAAGACTATTATTATAATCATTCCCTATTATTATATTTTCTTTACCATTATCCAAATATTTACCCGCGTTTTCACCAATTATAATTGAATGTTCTATATTTTTTGAAAATTGTGCTGTATTTTGACCTATTAAAATATTGAATTCATCTTTTGTAGATGCTGATGGTAAAATAGTTTGTCCCGCATTTTCACCAATTACTATTGAAAATTTTTGATCTATTGTTATATTATTTAAATTATTCGCATTATTATCTGTTGTACCATCAAAATTAACTCTCCCTTGATTATTATAATCCATGCACTTTATTTTACCATATAAATAAATTGTTTAAATCCAAATAAAATAATATTAATATATAATACCGGAATTAATATATAAATATATTTAATATTATTTTCTATATTATAATGTATTTTGTTAATTAGAATATAATCTAATAAAAAATTATTATCTCCATCGTTATTATTCTCGTGATTTAAATTATTATCTTTATTTAAATTATAAATTAAATTATCTTCATAATTTTTTTTAAAATATTCATAATCATTTGTTTTATTATATAATTCCAATAGTATATTAAATGAATACATATAAAAATTAATAAATTTAATTGTTTATATATTTTAGATAATATAATGAAAAGAGGAGGCACAGGCTGTGCTGTAGCTATACAGGATGGTGTTTGTACCAAATATGCATTAGACTCACTCATAGAACCTACAAGACATACTGTTTTTGATACATTACATCAAAATTATGGTGCTTCAACTTATTCACCCCCTAATATAGGACTTAATGATGCATCTTATTCTTCATTTGGTAGAATATCAGGTGGCGGAAAAAAAATAAAGAAAAAATTAGTAGAAAAAATTTTGAAAAAATTATCAAAAAAATATGCAAAAAATTTAAAAACTAATATTAGAGATATTATTAAAAAAGAATCTAAATAATTATAATGAAGGAATAATCGGATAATTTAATTCTCCGCATATTTTTTTCCAGATTTGATCTTGTAAATATAATTTTTCTCTACTTTTCAATAATGGAAAATATTTAAGATACTCATTTAATCCAAGTATTTGAAAAAATTTGTATAATACATAACTATATGATAAAAAATTTTTTCTATCTTTAGGGCAATGTTTTAAAAATGGACCTTGAATATCTCTAAACATTAAACATAAACGATCCTCTAATTCTGATGAAAATTGTGGTGTAGGAATACCATTTATTCTATTTAAAATATAATTAATATGTTCATAATATTTATTTATTCTTAGTCTTTTTAATATTTCACGCATTTTTGTATATGTAATTGTTTTGGTATCTTGAATTTTCTCTTTTTTTATTTCATTCAAAATTCTTTCAAATATTTGATCTGGTATATCGGTACTTTCTTTCCCTTGAACTTGATTACACCATTCTCGAAAATGATTTATTCTTTTATAGCTAAAATGCGATGTATCTTTTGCATTTTGTTTTAATATTGGTCTATTTTGTTCAACTAATAATAATTCCTGATATCCACATTTTTCACAAATCATAATCGCCTCGTGTTGCAAACATGTTAATGTATTTTCACATTCTTTACAAATTTCTATATTTTCATTTAAATTTTTTTTTACATATTGATTATTTGTTAATGATAAATATTCATCAACTAAACTACTCTTATCTGTATTATTTACTGGTATAATATTTTTATTATTCAATGCATCTAGAACTGTTTTTTTTGCAGTATTATTATTTTTTGATTGACTTTCTATTATATTATAATAATTAAATAAAATATCGCTCGTATCTTTATAGTAATCTATTTCATTATAATTTTCTATACTTTTTAACTCCTTATTTATATTATAAATTTCTTCTTTAATTTTTATATTTGAATTCCATAAATTACTATATTCACTGCTTTCTAAATTTTCTCTATTTTGTGATAATATTTCTATATTTGACATTATATTATTTTTATTTAAATTTAAATTATTTAATTTTATTAAACATTCTTCATATTTTATTGATTTATTTTCAAAATCTTTTATTATATCATGATGCATTGTATCTAAAGTACATTTATCTTTATAATTATCTGTATTATTTAATCTTTTTTTAGATGTTTTATCTTTAAACATATTATATACATTTTTAGTATAATTCTTTTAAGTATATTGTTTTTCCTTATTTTTTTTTCTAATTATATAGTATAAAAAGATAAAATAACAAATGGGTGGTGGTCTTCTTCAATTAGTTGCTTACGGCGCTCAAGATGTATATTTAACTGGTAATCCTCAAATTACCTTTTTTAAAGTAGTTTATAGACGTCATACTAATTTCGCAATTGAATCTATTATGCAAACTTATAACGGAACTGCTCAATATGGAAGTTCTATAACTTGTACTATATCTAGAAATGGTGATTTAATTAATAGAACTTATGTTGAAGTTGAAGTACCCGGTCTAGCTTATGTAGAGGATACAGCCACATCCCTTTATGTAAATTACCTTGGATTAAAATTATTAAAATCAGTAACTGTTGAAATTGGCGGACAACAAATTGATAAACATTATTCTGATTGGTTATTTATTTGGAATGAATTATCTTTACCTGCTGGTAAAAGATATGGTTATGATAAAATGGTCGGTGCTAATGGCATGGCATTATCTACCCCTCTCGCCACTACATCGTCTAAATTATATATTCCATTAGAATTTTGGTTCTGTCGCAATGTTGGTTTAGCTTTACCATTAATTGCTCTTCAGTATCACGAGGTTAAATTTAAAATAGATTTTGCTGAAAAAGACGAAGTTTCTATTTTATACAAAGAGGCCGAGGCTGCTGTGCCGTCGACGGGCACTGCGGGGGAGCAAGGTTATACGCCCGGCACCGATGAGATCATGCACGAACCATCTGGACTTGCTTCCACGGCTGGCGATATTACTAGAGTAGATATTTGGGTTGATTATATTTATTTAGATACTGATGAACGTAGAAAATTCGCTCAATTATCGCACGAATATTTAATAGAACAATTACAATATACCGGAGAAGAATCATATAGTACTCAAGTTAGATTAAATTTCAATCATCCTTGCAAAGAATTGATATGGGTTTCTAAATGGCCTGGTGATAAAGGTAGCACTTCTAAAAATCCTGTATTACAATGGAATAATTATTCTACTGAAAATGATGCCACGGTTGATGGCCCCAATCCAGTAACTACAGCACACATCAGACTTAATGGCAATGATCGTATTGCTCCACGTGATGGTACTTATTTCGATAAAATCCAACCTTATCAACATCATACTAATGTACCTAAAAATGGTGGCATTAATCTTTATTCATTTGCAATTAAACCAGAAGAACATCAACCATCGGGTACTCTTAATATGTCGCGCATAGATAGTGCTGTATTAGCATTAAAAATAACTAATAGCGACAAAAAAACTGGTAATTTACAAATATATGCTGTGAATTATAACGTTTTACGTATATTATCAGGTATGGGAGGACTCGCGTATTCCAATTAAATTATATTATTAAAATTTTTTTTCTAACTATATTATATAATATAAAGTAAATAATTAATGGGCGGCGGTCTTCTTCAACTCGTAGCTTATGGAGCACAAGATGTATATTTAACAGGTAATCCACAAATTACCTTTTTCAAAGTAGTATATCGCAGACATACTAACTTTGCTTTAGAATCTATTCAACAAACATTTAATGGTTCTGTTGGATGGGGGAATCGCGTAACCGCAACTATTTCTAGAAATGGCGATTTAATTAGTCGTGCTTATTTAGAAATGAAAGTAACTGGTGGTACAACTTTAGTTCCAATGGTTGGTTTAAAAGCAGTAAAATATGTAGAATTAGAAATCGGAGGTCAAAAAATAGATAAACATTATGGCGAATGGATGTATATTTGGAATGAATTATCAATGCCCGTTGGTAAAAAACAAGCTTATTACAATATGGTTGGTGGCAAAGGTATGGATAACGCTTCAACAATGTATGTTCCACTTGAATTTTGGTTCTGCCGTAATGTTGGTTTGGCTTTACCGTTAATTGGATTGCAATATCACGAAGTAAAAGTTAATATTCAATTTGCACCAGATAGTGAAGTTGCTGACGCTGCCTCTGACGCTGGTAAATTAGAATGCTCTTTATGGGTTGATTATGTTTATTTAGATACTGATGAACGTAGAAAATTCGCTCAATCTTCTCACGAATATTTAATAGAACAATTACAATTCACCGGTAAAGAACAAGCTAATAGAAAAATTAAATTAAATTTTAATCATCCTGTTAAAGAATTAATATGGGTTGCAGAAGATTCTACAAAAATCACCCGAAATTGGATGAACTTTTCTAATAATAAGGACAAGCTTACTGACAATGGTGCCAACGTGGGTGATAATAACTATGAAACTATTTCTAATCTTTTAGGTAATCAAGGCACTACTAAAAATTTAATAACTAAAGCAAAATTAACACTTAATGGCAATGATCGTTTTGCAGTACGTGATGGCATGTATTTTTCTACCATACAACCGTTTCAACATCACGAAAATGTACCTAATAATGTTGGTATCAATTTATATTCATTTGCCTTAAAACCTGAAGAACATCAACCATCAGGTACTCTTAATATGTCTCGTATTGATTCTGCTACTTTGGATTTAGAGTATGCCGCAACCGTGAACAATACAACAGCAGATATGGTATCAGTATATGCTGTTAATTATAATGTATTACGTATATTATCTGGAATGGGTGGAATTGCTTATTCTAATTAAAAAAATTATTTTTTTTCTTAAATAATATAATAGAGAGAAACAAAATATAAAATGGGTGGTGGTCTTCTTCAACTCGTAGCGTATGGCGCACAAGATGTGTATTTAACAGGTAATCCTCAAATTACCTTTTTCAAAGTGGTATATCGTAGACATACCAATTTTGCTTTAGAATCTATTCAACAAACTTTTAATGGTTCTGTCGGTTGGGGTAATCGTGTAACTGCCACTATTTCTAGAAATGGTGATTTAATCAGTCGTGCTTATTTGGAAATGACTACCACTGGTGATGGTTATGCTGCATTATATGGTTTAAAAGCGATTAAATATGTTGAATTAGAGATAGGTGGTCAAAAAATAGATAAACATTATGGCGAATGGATGTATATTTGGAATGAATTATCAATGCCTGTTGGTAAAAAACAAGCCTATTATAATATGGTAGGAGGCATGGGTGGAGATTTGACTGCTGCGCAGGTATATATTCCTTTAGAATTTTGGTTTTGTCGCAATGTAGGTTTAGCATTACCTTTAATAGGTTTACAATATCACGAAGTTAAAGTAAATATTCAATTCGCCGGAAAAGCTGAAGTAGCGTCAGCCGCAGGGGCATTAGATGCATCGTTATGGGTTGATTATGTTTATTTAGATACTGATGAACGTAGAAAATTCGCTCAATCTTCTCACGAATATTTAATAGAACAATTACAATTTACTGGTAAAGAACAAGCTAATAGAAAAATTAAATTAAATTTCAATCATCCTGTTAAAGAATTAATATGGGTTCATGAAGATGATACAAATACCTATGAGGATTGGATGAATTATACTGTTAACAGTGGCGTAGTCGCGGCTGCCAACCTCACAGCTAATTACACATCTTTGGTTAATGTGTTGTCCTCTGCTGGTACCACTAGCAATCCAATTGCTAAGGCAAAATTAACACTTAATGGAAATGATCGTTTTGCAGTACGCGATGGCATGTATTTCTCTACCATACAACCATTCCAACATCATGAAAATGTACCCAATAACACAGGTATTAATGTTTATTCCTTTGCATTAAAACCAGAAGAACATCAACCATCTGGTACTCTTAATATGTCTCGTATTGATTCCGCCACTTTAGATTTAGAATATGCCAGTGGAGCAGCGGCCGCGGGAGATATGGTATCAGTATATGCAGTTAATTATAATGTATTACGTATATTATCTGGTATGGGCGGAATTGCTTATTCTAACTAGATAATTTATAAGTTATTTTTTTTCTCAAATAATATAATAGAAAGAAACAAAATAAAAAATGGGTGGTGGTCTTCTTCAACTCGTTGCTTATGGCGCTCAAGATGTATATTTAACAGGTAATCCACAAATTACCTTTTTTAAAGTAGTTTATAGAAGACATACTAACTTTGCTTTAGAATCAATTCAACAAACCTTCAATGGTTCTGTTGGTTACGGACAACGTGTTACAAGCACTATTTCTAGAAATGGCGATTTAATTAGTCGTACTTATTTAGTTGTTAATACTACCTGTGCGAAGTGTTGTCCTTATTATGGTTTAAGATTAGTTAAATATGCTGAAGTTGAAATAGGAGGTCAAAAAATAGACAAACATTATTCTGAATGGATGTATATTTGGAATGAATTATCGTTACCAGTAGGCAAAAAAGCGGCTTATTATAGTATGGTTGGTGGTAGCGGAGGCGATTTATCTGCAGCGGGAAATTTATATATTCCTTTAGAATTTTGGTTCTGTCGTAATGTAGGTTTAGCTTTACCTTTAATTGGATTACAGTATCATGAAGTCAAAATTAATATTCAATTCGCCCTTGACACCGAATGTACTCAAGAAACCCAAACTGCCGCGGGAACATTTAATGCATCATTATGGGTTGATTATGTTTATTTAGATACTGATGAACGTAGAAAATTCGCTCAATCTTCTCATGAATATTTGATAGAACAATTGCAATTTACCGGTAAAGAATCTGCGAGCAATAAAATCAAATTAAATTTTAATCATCCCGTTAAAGAATTAGTATGGACCGTACAAAAGGATTCTCCAAATAATGATAATTGGATGAACTTTACAAATGATCATGATGTGGTTGTGCAGGGCGACACCAATACCTATCCTGCTCTAAATGATTTAATTGGTCCATCCGGAAGTTTATATAATCCAGTTAGGGAAGGTAAATTAACATTAAATGGAAATGATCGTTTTGCTAACCGCGATGGCAAATATTTTAATTTAATACAACCATTTCAACATCATGAAAATGTTCCAAATAATGTAGGTATTAATGTATATTCTTTTGCTCTTAAACCGGAAGAGCATCAACCATCCGGTACTCTTAATATGTCTCGTATTGATTCCGCTACTTTATCTTTAGATTATGCTGCTCTAGGAGGCAGTGGTAATTCAGTATCAATTTATGCTGTGAATTATAATGTATTACGTATATTATCCGGTATGGGCGGTATTGCATATAGTAATTAAGTATAATTATGATATTTTTTTTTCTCCTAGTATAGTATAAAAGTGAATTAACAACAAATGGGTGGTGGTCTTCTTCAACTCGTAGCGTATGGAGCACAAGATGTATATTTAACTGGTAATCCACAAATTACTTTTTTTAAAGTGGTTTATCGTCGTCACACAAATTTTGCAATGGAGGCAATAGAGCAAAGTTTCAATGGTAACCCAAATATTGGTTCTCGTGTTAGCGTTTTAGTAACTCGTAATGGTGATTTAATAAACCGTATATATTTCAAATGTACTTTGAAAAATGACCATGACAACGACAAGCTTGCATTAGTTCCATATTATGGTTTAAGATTACTTAAAAATATTGAATTAGAAATTGGAGGTCAGCGTATAGATAAACATTATTCAGAATGGTTATATATTTGGAATGAATTAAGTATGCCGGTTGGTAAAAAAACTGCTTATGATGTTATGGTTGGTGGCAATAAGAGAAATAGTTCTACTATCCTCACCGCGAAAGGAACTGTTGATGTATATGTACCTTTAGAATTTTGGTTTTGTCGCAATGTAGGTTTAGCTTTACCACTAATTGCTCTTCAATACCACGAAGTTAAAATTAATATAGAATATGCAAATAGTAATGAATTAGTAGATACCACGGCTGGCAATTTCTCATATGTGGGAGATACAAAAGATGCGACTGGAGACAATGCAGTTGCCGGCAATAAGGGTGGAACATTAATAATGGAAACATCTCAATTATGGGTTGATTATATCTTTTTAGATACTGATGAACGCAGAAGATTTGCTCAGTTATCTCATGAATATTTAATAGAACAATTGCAATTTACTGGTTCTGACAAAATTTCTGCATCATTAGGGGATGCACTTAAGAGTGTAAGAATGAATTTCAATCATCCTGTAAAAGAATTAATTTGGACTATTAAACCAGATCCGCAGACGGGTAGCAGCCCTGAGACCCTTGGTATTGGGGAAGTCGCTAATGCGGAAAGCAAACCATATTGGAACAATTTCTCCGATAATCCATTTAATATGTATAACCATGTTGATTCTGATGGCAATAAAGACCCGGCCAGCACCAACGGCGGTACCGCGGTATTTGGTAGTGCCGGGGTACTACCCCAAAATCCTATAAGAAGGGGCAAATTGCAACTAAATGGCAATGATCGTTTTGCGGAGAGGGATGGTATGTATTTTTCAACAATACAACCTTATCAACATCATGAAAATACACCAAATCATTATAAATTAGGTATTAATGTATATTCGTTTGCATTAAAACCTGAAGAACATCAACCATCTGGTACTCTCAATATGTCTCGTATAGATAGTGCTCATTTACAAGTGGCAAGTAGTGTAACAGGTTTAATTAGCGTATACGCAGTTAATTATAATGTATTACGTATATTATCTGGTATGGGTGGTCTTGCATATTCTAATTAAATGTAAAAATTTTTTTTATATAAATATTAAATCATATTATAAATTAAAGATGTTAAAATATATTAAAATTATATTATTTATTTTACAAATAAACAATTTTCAATCTGCTAAATCTTTTATTAAGCCATATTACTATTTTAATAATAATAATTTAAAAAAAAACAGATTAAATAAATTAAATGCTTTAAAAGCGAAATTATACAATAACAATTCAAATACTATAGATAATTTAAAATTACAAAAATATCACGAAACAACAAATTATTTAAATACATTAAATAAAAATGTTACACTAAATAATAATGTTACATTAAATAATAAATATTATCAAAACAAAAAATATAATAACGATGATTACTTGAATGAATTGAATAAAAAATATAAATTAAAAATAGAAAATAGTATAGTATCAAATAAAAATATTATAAATAAAATAAATATCGATGATCTAATTATGTTTAATAATTTTATAGATGCTATATATTATAATATAAATAATAATATGGATAAAATAATTATTGAATTTAAAAATAATACAAGAAAAGTATTTTATTATGATAGCGAATTTTTAAATATAACAAACATTTTTGATATAGATGATAATTATGATTTAATTAATATGAAAAATTATCCCTATTATATATCGAATACACCCTTTGCCTTTTTAATATGTGAACAAAAATAAAAAATAATAATAGAGATAATAAATTATAATGAATATTTCTATAAATAGTTATAATTTCAAAATATTAATATTTTTAATATTAATGATATTTATTAGTTTAATATTAATTATAATTCTAAATAATGATAATCGAGAAGAAACTTTTGAAAATTTAACTACAGTAAAAAATGAAAATCAAAAAAATGCTAGAGAAAAACTAGGCATTGATAATTCTAATAATAATAGACTAATAATTAAAGGAGAAAAAGGGGATAAAGGGGATAAAGGTAGTGACGGAATTAAAGGGGATGATGGAAATGAGGGGAAAAGAGGAATAACAGGAAAAAAAGGGAATAATGCTTCACCGCTACCGCCAATAAAATTTATAGACAAGGAAACAGGAGAAATATTAGGTAAATTTCCAGACGAGGGATATCCTTCTATTGAAGAACAAGCAAAAAAAGGGATACAAGAAATTATAATACACATACCGCCTGGGAAAAAAGGAGATAGTGGCGAAAAAGGTAAAATGGGACAAAGGGGTTCAACAGGTTCTCAAGGAACTAGTAGTATGTGTGTTGGTAAGGGGGATAGTGGAAAAGAAGGGAAGAGGGGTTATCAAGGTGAAAAAGGAGAGAAGGGGGTGCAAGGTGAAAAAGGGGAACCCGGTATTCCGGGGACAACAGCAACAGAAGGTTTGCCGGGTGTTCCAGGTATGAAAGGTGCTCCAGCTATGCCTCCAAAGGATGGTAAGGATGGTGCGGTAGGTCCACGGGGTCAAGTAGGACCAGTAGGACCAGTAGGACCCGCGGGACCATTAGATATTAGAAATATTCCAAGAAATAAAAGAAAAGAACATAGAAATCACCATAACGCACATGTACCATTTATTAAAATAGAAGAAAGAACAATGGGTGGTAATGGAGGAGCAAATAATGATATATGGTTTTATAGATGGGGTGATAATTGTTTATTTTATGCGGTATGGCATGATGGTGGTTCTAGAAAACCAGGATTATTTCATTTTAAATCTAGTCACGTGCACAGAGACCATCCCGAAGCGAAACAAGGAGGTCACAGATGGCAAATACCAAATTTAATGGGTGGATCTGGACATGGATTTGCAGATTGGGCTGAAATACGCGACGGGGGTAGTATTAAAATTTGGGTTCATAGGGTACCGACAGGAACAAAAGCATCAATTATTCAACTATGGTGGGATAATTAAATTTTAGATGATTTATTTATATTATATTTTAATTTATCATTAATAAATGACAAATCTTCATTATTTTTACGCATTTTTTCTAATGAAGAATATATTGCTATTCTAATATTTTTAACAATATATTTACTTTCTAATTTATCAGTATTTAAAAAATTATTACTTCTTTTAGATTTTAAAACATTATTTTGTTCTTGAATAGAGAAATTTTCCCATATAAATTTATTATCAACAATATCTCTATATAATTCTAAAATTTCATTATGTGAAATTACACCAGGATTTGTAAAATTATAACAACCTTTTTCTTTATTAATCATCATTTCTAAACTGAGTGGTAACATATCATCTAAAACAGTCATTGAATTGCTGATGCTACATATTTTTTTATATTTTGTTATTTTTGTGATAAAATTTCTTTCATTATTATCACTAGATATTGGCATTCTAATTCTTAATATTAAAGCATTAGTTTGTTTCATTAACATATCAGTAAAACCTTTAACAATGCTATAATTTGAACCAAAAAAATTTGGTTTATCATCTTCACTAAATATAATATTTGGATCATTAAATATACAACCTGTGCCAATATATGTAAAATGAATGTTGTTTTTGTCAGAAAACATCGCGAGTGATAATGGTACAAATAAATTATCGTTAATATTTTCTTTTAATGTAGAAGAATTTTCTAAATAATCAATAGTATTGTATTTTACACTATCAATATAACCATGTGTTCTACCGGAACAACAATAAATATGTGTTGTTTCATATTCTAAAATTTCTTTTAAAATATTATTATCCTCAGCGCGCAAATTGGAATATTTATAATTAATATTATAATCATTTAAAATTTTAGAAAATTTTTTACCAATCCAACCATTATGACCAATTATAAAAATTTTCATATTATTTAATATAATAAATAGTTTTATTTTTAAATATAATTATAAAATAAGAATATACATATGAAAAATTATTATTTAGATAAAGATGTTAATATAAATGAATTAACAGTTTCTGGTTCAATTATTAATATAAAATCAGAAAAAACTTTTAATAATTATAATGATCTTTATAAATTAAGTTCCTTAGTCGATTTAGAAAATGAAAATTCGGTAATTTTAATAGATGGTAATTTAATAATACAAGAATGGAAAAATTACGAGTTAATAATAAATGGAAATACTGTGGCATGTAATATAGAAACTTTAGATTAATGTATTATTATTATAATAATAATAGTTGATAATAGATACTTTATTAAAACTTTCAATATAAATTAAATATGGTTCAATATTGTAAAAATTTTTATTTCCGTCACTATAAATTGATTCAAACATTTTAAAGATTAAAAAATGAATTATAAATTCATTTTTTAAATTTTAATTGTAATATAAAAATAATTAAAGTAAATCAGATTCCTTCATTACCTTGATTAATCTAGTAATACCAATACCGCCACCGGAACGTTCAAAAAAATTAAAACTTAAAAACTCATTAAGTTCTCGTTCAACTCTTTCCTTTGTAAAATTACTAAATAAAATATTAGCATATGCACCATCGCTAATATTATAAAATTGTTTTCTCATTTCTTCTGGATCTGTAGATCTTTGAGCACTACCGATTGTTTCAATACCATTTATAATTACATCAATTTTTTTAGCATGACCCCCTTCTAGAGAACTATTAGTAGCTTGTTTCATATTCCAAAAAGGAGAACTAAAATTGGGAAAATGTTTTAAGAAAAATACAGGTCCGTAATCTTGTCTAAGTTTTTCTTCGTGTTCATGTTCTAGTTCTTTTGTCTCATATTTTTGAGCAACATCGACATAATCACCCTCGGGATAACTACCGGATGGATAGAATTTATTAAATCCTAAATGATCTAATAATTCTTCTTCTAATACTTTCATTTCTTCCATACCACCTTTCATTTCAAATTCGAACATTGGAAAAATTTTATCATGTCTCCCAGCTACAGGATTAGGTTCATTTCTATAACTTGTACTTACACAGAAAAACCCTTTAGATTCTGGTTTGCTTAATAATTCATATTCTAACCACATCTGTCCTGTTTGAGGAAGGGGCCATACTTGACCCGCATAACTATATGTAGCAATAGTTTTTGGATCTTCACATGCCGCCAAAATACTTAATCTACTTTGGGTATGTACTTCTTCGAACCCTTTATTTTGAAAAAAAGTTCTTAATTTTTTTACGACAGAATCAAATTCGGTTGTATTTATTATACCTATTTTACTATTACTCATAATGTAACTAAAAAGTATAAGAATAATATCTTTAAATAATTTTAAAAAAAATGATATAATATATATAATTAAATTATTATGGATATAAAAGAACAACCAACATATTATTTTAATAATATATCAACAGTTGATATTAATAAAAATGAATATGAAAGATTAAATAATTTTAAATGGACAACTAAAAATATCGTTATAAAAAAAGAATATTATGTATTAGATTTTTTAATACACAATGATAAATATTATTTAAAATCTAATACATATTATTGTAGTAAAAATTTTGATAATTTATTTAATATAACAATATTTAATTGGTATTTTAAAGGAAAAATAATGTTAATAAATACATATAATTAAATTGATATATATAATAATTAATTTTTTTCTATAATTTTTAAATTAAAAAAATGATATATACAATATATAAATCAATTATATATATATAAAATAGATATAACAAAATTATGGAATTTTCTAAAGACTCAGATATTATTAATATATTAAATAGTTCATTAACTTTACTTAATAATAATAATGAATTTGTAATAAGTATTACTAATTTTAATAATTTAAATTGGAGCGAATTAGAATTTAATAATTTTACGAGTTCTATTTCTAATAATGATGAAATAGAAGAAATAATAGAAGATGATATATTAGAAATAACAGATGACAATGACAATGGTGTATTAATATATAATATGAATAATATTATTAAATATTGTAATAATGATTCATTAAAAGATATAAATAATTTTAAATATATTAATAATAAAAAAGTTTTATCAAATAAAATAGATAATTTATTTGATTATAGTATTAATTTTAATATTAGTGAAAAAAATGAATTATCCTCATTGCCCGAAAATTGGAATATTTTAAAAAAAAAATATATTATATATAAAAAAATTAAATATATTGATACACGTAATGATATTGAATATATTGTAACATTAATTAAAAAGAATAAAAACAATGATACATTTGATAATTTCAAAAGTTCTAATATTAGTAAAGAATTACAACATTATGAATTTAGTATTGTTATAAAAAAAACTATTGATATATCAAATATATTACAAGCTATTGTTAAAATGCAACAATTTATTACATTACAGTCTAATATAATGTTTAAAGAAGATCAAAAAAAAATATTATCCGAATATCATAATTTAATTAAAAAAGATATTAAAATAAGTGGTTATAATAAAAAAGATTTTATTCCATTACTTACTCCTAAACCAATTACTTTAGAAAAAATTAATCTTATTGATCCTAAAGAATATGGTGCTGTTAGTATATTAGAAGGTTATACTGTTACAGAGAAAGCAGACGGAGAAAGATTATTATTATATATTAATAATAATGGAAATATATATACAATTAATAATACATATAATTTATTTAATACGGGTTTGATAGCACAATCTAATTTATATAATAGTTTAATTGATGGAGAATATGTTACATGTGATAAAAGAAATGATAATTCAAAAAAAAATATATATGCTGCATTTGATATGTATTATATTAAAGATAAAAATATTACATCTTTACCCTTAATTGCAGACAAAGATAGTAATTCAAGATACAATTATCTTAAATTTGCTAAAAATTATATTGATTGTAGCAAATCTAACATTGAATTTGTAGTTAAAAAATTTTACTATAATGATAGCAATAAAACTATTCTTAATTATTGTAATGATATTTTAACTAGTTATAAAACATATCCATATGAGATTGATGGTTTAATTTTTACACCTGCTAAACTAGCTTTATATTCCTATTATAGTAATAAACCACTTCAATTAACAGATAATGTAAGATGGGATCGTTTATTTAAATGGAAACCACCGGAACAAAACAGTATAGATTTTCTTATAAAATATGGTAAGATTATTTTCGAGAACGGTCAAAAATATAGAGAATTAAAACTGTATGTTGGGTATAATTCTAGTCAATGGGAAGATATTGGTCCAAATAAAGGTTTAAAATTAAGATATGATTATAAATATGCAAAAGAACAAAGATATGCATATAGTTCTTACAAACCAGTTTTATTTAAACCTAATATATATTATACATCTGGTGTTGAAATAGCATATGTAAAAATAAATTCCAAAGGCGAAATTAAAACAGATGATAATGAAATTATTGAAGATAATTCTATTATTGAATTTAATTATGTACCCAATAATAATATTTCAATTCATCATAGATGGAAT